GATTTTTCAAAATTAGATGGTAAACCACCTCAAACTAATGATGAATGGATTTATATTTGTACAGCGGGTAATGAATCCGTAACTGGTATGGAATCTTCTTGTACTTCATTTCTTGAAGGGGTTGTAACGTCAACTGATGATAGGCGCAATGCTTCTTGTTCTGTTAGTCAAAGCAGGGATGAACCTCATGGTATTTATATTGGTTGTGCTCATGAATATTCAAATAATGGCGGTGAAACTTGGGTAGGTACGGAGGCTTTTTTTGGTTGGTTTAATGGTACATCTGTTGGTATGAAAGCTTGTCCTTCTGATGAATATCCCGGGCATACTGTCGGACATGATAGTGATGGAGATGGACAGCCAGATTTATGCTTTCATCCTAATGACATACGTTCTCAAATTGAAGAAAAAAACGAATTAGATAAAAATGAAGATTATTGCAAAGAGTTAGCGTTAGATTCCGGTAACAATACGGCCTCATCGACTTGTTACACTGCTTACAATGGCGCTTCATGCTCTATGACTAAGGTTGATATGGGTGATGCAAGTTATTACAAAGGCACTGGAAATAATCCTTTGGGCTGTGGTAATTCCCCTGATACACCTCATGATTCATCAGGTACTGGTAGTGATAAAGACGGATGTATTTATTCTGGTGGTACAAATTATTGTAAAGCGAATAAAGACAAACATTGTAGCTCTGTCGGTGGTACTGAAATTTGCGACGATGGTTGTATTAATGATGGTACGACCGTTTTTTGTGATGTTGAAAGACATAATGATGTTGGTGAAGGTGAAAGTGATACACACGATGGTGATGGTACTTGTTCCGTAATTGCTGCGAGTTCTTCAAAAGGTTTTTGTGAAGATATGGGTGGTAATTGGGATTCGACTCAAGATGCTACTGAAACAGCCTGTCCAGTTGGAACTGGCACTTGTTCAACTCCAACTGCGGGGCATTGTGGTGCTTGCTTAGATGATGGTGGTGTTTGGACTCCTGATAACGCAGTGCCTACTAGTGAAGAGGCTAAAGCAACTATTGAGGTTTCAGCTTTAGTTAAAAAAACCAATGAAAAATTAACCGCTATTGAACATGGCCAACGTGAAACGATGGAAACTACCGTTTCTACCATTAAATCAGGTAATGGCAAGATAGTTGCTGCTTTAGAAGAGTTAACAAAAATCACTAAAGATAAAGCAACTGGTGCGGCTGCTGCTAAAGAAGAGAAAGAAACTTATACAACGACCACAGGCGATATAGATAAATCAAAAATCACCGCGCTTTTTGATGATGCTAGTAAAGCTGCACTTCAAGTTGATATTACTCAACTACAAACAGATACCACGGTCTTTATAAATTCAGCAAAATCAGAGGCTGTTTCATTAATGTCTATTACTGTCCCCACCTCATCAGGTTATCAAGCAAGAAACCTAACACTAACACAAGGTACTTTTGATTTATCACTGAGTCGTTTCGGTGATTTCTTCAAAGCCTTATCGGGTGCGGTTATGTTGCTATGTTCAATTCTTGCAGGTTTCATTTTATTAGGAGGTAAAGATTAATGAAGAAAATACTCTTTCTCTTGTTTGTATTCGTGCCGTTCTTAGCCGTTGGTGATACCTATCAAGACGCGGCTGGTGCTTCTCAAATGGTTGCAGATAGTTTTAGTGAAATGTGGACGTTCTTTTTTGATGATGTGCCAAGTATGTTTCAACGTGCTACAGGTTGGATTATTGTCTGGCTTGTTAAAGCAAAAATATATGCTCAATTAGAATTAATGAAATATTCATGGGGTGTAGCCAAAGTCATCATTGCTGATTTGAACATTATGTCTCAAATCACTTCACAAATGTCATCACTTCCACAAGATGTGAGACAAGCGCTTGTTGATATGCGGTTGTTCGATGGTATCAATTTATTGTTTCAAGCGATTATGACTCGCTTCGTGATGAGGTTCATAAGCTAATGGCCGCTAAAATATTTCATGGTGCGCCAGGCTCTTTTAAATCTGCCAGTGCATTTTGGTTTGAGGTGCTTCCTGCTCTGCGTGCGGGTCGTGTTGTTGTAACAAATATCGAAGGTGTTTTAACTAAAGAATCCATCGAAATTGAACTTGATGAAGTGTTCCCCGATAGCGCTGATATTTGGCGGCTATCAAGCCAAACTGAAAAAGGTCTGTATCTTTGGCGTAGATGGTTTTGGTGGATGCCAGTTAAAGCTTTTATCATTATTGATGAAGTGCAGGACGTATTTCCCAGTGATGCAAAAGTGTTTAGACCTGAAGAACTAGACAATGAAGGTATTGAGTCGTTAAAAAGTAAATTACCTGAAAAGTTTTACAATCATTATAAGGTCGCTATCGCAGATTTTAAGCCTGACATATCAGAAGGGACTAGCGATGATACTGGCGAGACTATTTTAGACGAAAATGGTGACATTCTTTACCCTAGATTGATGCGCGAAGCGAACATGCGTCATCGAAAATATAACTGGGATATTATTTACTGCACACCTGAGATTACTGAAATTCATAAACTAGTACGCTCTGTTTGTGAGTTTGCCTATTTTCATAAATATAATGAAGCCCTAGAATTTATTCCATACTTTAAAAGAAGGCCACGCATCCATGAGCACAGTCCAAAATCTTCTGGTGTCCCAAAGAAAAAAGATGATCCAACTAAGTGGCGAAGAGTGCCTGTCGAAGTCCATAAATGTTACCGAAGCACAAGCACAGGAAAAATCACAAAACTTGGAGCAATTAACGCGTTTAAAGATCCTACGCTTATTTTTGCAATCGCCTTACTATTTCTTTGCCTCTGTTACACGACATGGTGGGCGTTTATTAAAGAAGACCGCAAAAGCTTGCGTGAATATGAGTTGGAAGATAATCAAAAAAGTAGCCAAGTTTCTGGCGCGTCCACTACTAAAGATACTAGTTTTTTTAATTCTGCTAACGCTATTCAGGGTGATAGTAAAGTTCGCGTTCCTTTAGTACTCCCTTATCAATCTAACAAAATTTACATGAACGGCTATCAGACTGTTGTTTTAAATAAAGACAGAAAATATAAAGAGTATTTCTTTACTCTTTACTCTGGGAAAGATGAAATCAGTATCAATAGTGATGATTTACACTTTTTTGGCATTTCAGTTGAATACGTTAATCATTGTACCGTAAAACTTAAAAGCGGTGATTTAACTCGTCTCGTTCACTGTTCACCAAGGGTAATAGAAAAACCTCAAAGACAACAATCTGATTATGTTGATTCAACTTTATCTTTATAAATAGCCTATGAGAACGATAAGGAGGGCGAAGCCTGAGCAACGACGAAGAGGACGAATAGCGTACTGCTTTTGGGTAGTGGTTAGGATGGGTTTCAGGCATTCTCCCAAATTTGATGTTTAAAGTACGTAACTATTATTACGTACTTTTGCTGTTTTAGTACCAAATGTGCTTAGCCAGGATAAACCGGCAAGCTGTTTTTGGTACTATTTACAGATAGGTTATTTAAAAATGATTATACAAAACAGTCTTCAATTTCATCTTCGGTCATTTGTTCAACGTATATATGAGCTAACTCTATTGAACCGAAAATTGCTTCGATTGATTTATTTAATCTGATTTTTTGTCGCTCCAGACCTTCTTCGTTAGATTTGAGAACTTGTAACCAAGTTTTAACGAGCACATGCGGGGGAAATTCTTTCATAGTTCAATCATCCTTAATCGGTATATTACGAATATAGTCTACATTTATGAATTTTTACAAATATTGATTTTATTTAGTACCAAAAAGTTATCCTGGGTAACGTACCAGGAAGATATTTTGGTACTATTTTATTTTCTTCAGGTGATTGGCCAATCACTTCAGTTAAAAAATTTGGTACTAAACTAATCAATCATAATACTCAAAGCTTGCGCTAAGCTTTTTTGCTGCCGCCTAATATCTTTTATTTCAGCTAAGTTGCCTTCTAAGCGTTCACGGATTTTTTTATTCTTACGTAAATCTTTAATAACTGAAACATGATTAAGAATTGCTTTCTTAACAGCTCCAGCTGCGGTTGCTTCATTGTAATGTAGCTTTAGTTCTTCAACGAACGCGACGAACTCAGGGTCTGATTCATTAATTTTAATTAGCATTAGTTTTCTTCTCCACAACAATTACAAGTCCAAGTTTCTTGGTGAAAGCCACCATAACCATCTACTTCAACTACATCATGGCTAGTTTCACACGAGCAGTTATCGCAATAACATTCGTCCGTTCTTTCAGTTCTAAGCATTATTGATCCCTTTCATTCTGCCAGTTGTTAAACTTCTTACCGTTGACGGTATTAAGTCTTGATTATCACAGCAGATACTTGCCATAAGTTTTAGGTCATCAGCGCAATGGTCAGGTATCCAAAGTGTCACTTTTTTTAACCCTTTATCGCGCATATTTTGCTCATACATAGCGTTACGAGAAGTCATGTTTTAGCCCTCGTCACTGGTGACATAGCTCTGAATAAAGCTTTCTATCTGTTCGTTAAACTTCTGACCGTAGATGTGAAAACTACCTACACGATTATCTTCGTCGTTAAGCAAATCATAAATCCATGACTCATCACATTTACTAATTATTACTTTATAAGCAGGCATTGTTATGCAACCAGACTGAATGCAAAGGTAGTCGTCAGTTGTCGCTGTTAATATTAAGTCTTTCTCTTCTATGTGAAGGGTAGGTGTATTGGCGATAACATATCTGTCATATATGCCTTGTTCTTCCGTTTCGTTTATAGCTTTTGCCTTAGCTACAATTGCACGTGTATCTGTTTTTAGTTCTTCAATCTCTTTTAAAGTGTTTGTGATTTCAACTTCAATATTATTCATACTCTGAGTTCCTTGTTTAGTGTCAATTTGATGTGTACCCGTTTCGCAGAAACATAGGGGTGCGCGTTAATTTGATGCTAATCAAACAGAGTGAGAGGGGGATTTTGTCAATGAAAATCGCGGAGTGTCTGGGTTATTTTCGTCTTTTTGAAAATGTTCTAGAAACCGTTATTTTACTTTACTAAATAACACTAGAAGCTCTTTGGAACTTCTTTTGAACTTGTTTTATTTGTTTTGCGCGAAGCGACCCCCGTTTAGTAATACGGGGGTAAAGTTTTTCTATGCTCCGCTGTGTGCGTTATATATAAAGAGGTCTAGCGAGGTGTCTTTTTGAAAAGTTTTTTTTGTGTTTTGAATTAACTTTTTATAAGGTACTTTCTGAATGGATATTATTTGTCTAACTTTAAATTTTCCAAAATCTGTTTGATTTGTTCAAACTGTGATTTATCCTTTATTTTTTCTTGTTTTGATGTGAATACATTCATTACTAATTCAACTTTAGTATTACGTTTATAATCACGAATTTCATCATTACTCATATCTGTAGTTGGTAATGTTCCAGTAATTTGTTCTGCCAAAATTGATGCTTTAAGCATATTCATATTATCTGAATTGACTGAAACAATATGATTTACGAGGTAAAACAGTAGTGCGGATAATGTACCTACTACCAGTGTTGTTGCTGTAATCAATGGCAACCTACTTACTAAAATGTCCCATGCATTAACTTTTGGGATAGTGTTATCAAATAAATTAGCAAAGGTTTCAGCATTGTTATACATTTGAAAAAAGACTACTGCTAAGAACACCATCGCGCAAAAAGCAAGTCTAAAATATGATGTTAATTGCTTGCTGCTTTCAGTTGAATATCCTTTCAAATCTAGTGTGGTTAAATTGATATCTCTTTTCATATCATTAATTTGTTCTACTGACTTTTTAATTTCCTCTCTTTTTTGTATATTTTCAGTTTTCAGAGAATCAGAATTTTTTATTTCTTTTTTTAGGTTTTCACTGTTTTCATCTATTTGTATTTTTAAAGCATTGTTAATATCAATAAATTTATCTTTTGCGCTCATAATACCACTTAAATTTTTATTCTCTTTCACAATATCATTTTGTATACGATCTAGGATTTCCTTGTTCTCGATAGAGCTATCTTCTAATCGTTTTCTTTCTTTAAGTGCAATATCGATATCATTTTTGATTGTTTCGTAATCAGATGCTTTATGATTAATATACTCAGCAACTTCCTTTATTACATGATCTGTTTTGTCCTTTAAAATCTCAATTTCGATTGATAAATTTTGATGTGCTTTAGTTACTGTATTTATTTTTCCTTCGTTTGTAAAAAAGTCATTAAAATCAAGTACCCTTGCTTCTAATAAGTTAGTGTGGGTAGGGAGTATAAGACCCCAAACAGTGTCATTGACTTTGAATTGATTGTTTTTACCCGTAATTATAAAATCGCTGACAAATTTCTTTTGAGTATTCCGTGTTGAAATTAACCGAATTGTCTTACTTTTTCTATCACTAACCATGCTTCCTTGACATAACAATTCAGACACGAGTAATGGTCTAGAGAATAGAACAACAATTTCATTCTCTAATACTGCTACATCATAGTTAGTTTGCTTTAAAGCTGTACTGACTAGTTCCGTTACCTTATTACTTGAAAAATGACCATAATAAATAATTCTAGAAGACTCGCTATTGATATTAAAGTACTGTGCGTTAATCGCTGACTTAAACTTAGCAAAAGAAGTGTTAATCTCTTCTGTTTCAAGATTATAATCATCTACATTTTCAAAATTCATTATTCAGCAATCCTTTTAAATAAACACAATCTACAAGCGTCATAAATTGAAACGCAGTTCCTTAATTTCTCTTTTTTATTGAAACACTCGATATACTAATTTAGTAATAATAAAAATTATAAGTAGAGCTAATTAGATGTTAAGTTAGTGGTATAAATAACCAAGGGTATCATCAGGGTATTAAAGTAAAAAACCCTCAGTAACCTATTGATTACTAAGGGTTTTGTGTGGTGGAGCGGGGGGGAATCGAACCCCCGTCCAAAAAGCCTACATCCTCGGTACTACATGCTTAGTCGCTTGTTTATTTAACCAATTAGACGCCAAGCGACAGGCTTCGTCATGGTGAGCTTGATACTATTTCGCGGTTCAGCCTCAAGCATGCTTCCCTCGCTAACCTATTTGGGGTGACCATCAATCCTCTAA